TCACGTCCCAATCACCGGCCTGTATTTCGTCTGTAATGCACCTGAGCGGGTGCCGGTTGCCGCGATAGCGGCGGCGTTAAGCGGCGTGCCAGTGTTCGCATGAGTATGCGCAGCAGTCTGCGCTGCCAGTTCCTGCACCACGTCCAGCGTGTCCAACATCAGTTGCATGACGTTAATCTGCTGGCTACCTACCCACACCACAGGGGCAATGATGTCCTGCCGCGCTCCGGCTATGCTGCTGCGGATTTGCCCGATTTTCTCCATCAGGCTTTGGCCAATGTCTATTGTTGCCGATTTACCTACGCTGGCCACATAGCCCGCCTGCGTCGCCAGGCTGTAATCCCCCTCCGCGATTTGCACAATCGCACCAGCCAGTAATGTGGCCGTGCCTAACACGCGGGTTTTATCCGTGGCCTGTATCGTTGTTTCCCTGGTCACGATGGTGCGCTGCTCGTCGTCGGCGGTCACGATACGGCGCATAGAGGATTCATTGATCGCCTGGTCGGTCTGCCGTACCCAGTCCCCCGCCACCGTCACGCGCTGCGACACTTCCGCCCGCTGCTGCTGTAGCTGTTCGCCAGGCTTAACATCCGGCAAGCTATGACCCTGCGCCAGTGTCTGCCGTACAAACGGCTTATCCGGACGCCCCTCAGTAAACCCGATTTCGACCAACGTTCCCGCAGGCGGAAACTGAAACATGCCCGATTCACCGCCCGCCATCGGCACCGGCAGCGGCACAGCGGGGTAAATGGGCGTGTCTTTGGCCGGATTGCCGTCAGCGTCCAGCAACTGCACATCCACGGCATAGCGCGGACGAAACGGATCGGCAATATCGCCGCTGGTGACCGATTCGGCGGGCGCTTCCACGCGGGCGAATTTCGGCAGATGCAGTCCTGCGGATAGCTCAGGGTATGCCGCATCAATCTGACGCTGGGCGGGGGTTGTCGATACCCGCTTGCTGGTTGCCACACTGACCGGTTCCCACGTAATGGCCATATCGTCATTTTCCAGCCTGACCGATTTCAGGCGCTGGCCATTCACCACTACGCCAGGGCGCACAGACTGGATAAGCGACAGCGTCATGCTATTGCCCGCCGCCTGACTTTTACTGAATTCGGCAGGAATATCGACGGGCTTTTCAGCAAACATCGAGTGCGCCCAGCTCCCCACGTATAGCCCGCCATCAGGCAACGGTTGCCAGACATAATCGTCAATACCGAACGCCGCGCCGATGTTGGCCAGCAGCTGATAACCGGTGCCGCTGTGCGTAAAATGGGGGATCGGCGTCGTCACATACGGCGCATCCGGCAGATGCACCGTTAGCCCGCTGTTTTCTTCCAGCCAGGCAGCAAGCTGTTTTAACGTGGGATGCTGAAACGAGCAAGGCCACATTCTTTCGAATATGCCCGCCAGTTCACGCACAAACAGCCGCTGATAGCCGTTCTCTGCCGGCTGCGACCGTTCAACGTACCCCGTAAACCAGCGCAACACAAAATCGGAGTACCCCACATCCAGCCGCACCACTTTGCCAGTGTAATCCGTGTCGGTTTCTGCCGTGATGAAGCCGCGCCCGCAGGCATTCAGCTCCAGCACCATATTGACACCAACAAGGTGAACCGCGTCACCGGATAGCATCAGTCGTTTAACGGGTTTCATCCCTCGTTACCCCCTAGCGAATCATTGACCGGTTTCAGCACGGTGCGTTCAAACCAGCTCAACTGCTCGTCGCTTTCTGCCGCTGAACCGCTGCCGCCTGCGCCTGGCGTCTGTTTTTTGGCGTCGGTTTTACTGCCGGCGCGGGCATCGCGCTTTTCCGCTACGCTGACGTGTTCACGCAACGTAAACGTAACCAGCCACGCCTGTTTGCCATCCTGTTTAGGGGCATCAATCGAGCCAGTAAACGTGGCCAGCCGGAAATTAATCGCCTGTGCCGTGTGGTTGGCCACACGATAGCGTTTCAGCTTGCCGCCCTCTTTTGCCTCGGCCAGCGCCCACAGCCGCGTTAAGACTTTCGCCTCGGTAAACGGAATAATGCCGGACACGCGCAGTTCTTTGGGCTTAATGCCCTGCTCGGCGTTGGTTGTACTCGACGTTTGGCCAGACTGATCTTGATCCTGAAACTGCATAGACGGGGTAACGGTGAGGCTTTTTAGCGGAATAGCTTCGCCATCAAGGGCGAGTGTAATTATCTGGCTCATTGATCATGCCTTCCAGTGCATCCAGTGAATCCCCGACAAACATCATCGCCGCCGTGTACACGGCAGACGGCTGCGGGATATTTTTCACCAGTTCAGCCGCGATCACGCTGCTGTGTCCTTTTCCTGTAAACACCCAGGCGCGGGCGCTTCCCTGCTGTAGTGCGCTTAAGCCCTGGCTGATTGTCGCCAGCATGTTGCCACGTTCGGCGGCAAAGCTGGCCAGTTGGCTTTTGATGCCGTCAGCGCTGGCCGACACCGCCGCTTCTGTCTGTGCTTCAGCAATTCGCTGCGCGTTCATCGCCTGACGGCTGGTTGACACTGACAGCGGCACCGCAGCGGGCAACGCCTGGCTTTTGGCGGGTAACTGCATTTTTACCCTGTCCAGCGCTGCCGCCGCGTTGGCCATGCGGGCAACCTGCGTAAAAGCCGGTGCAGGAAACACGCTAGTCAGCCGTTCCAGTTGCTGCATAAAATCCGCCTGCGCGGTGCTGCTGACCATAAACACAGTAACGGCGGTTTCACCGGCTGCGGCCTGCAACCGGCTGGCCAGATACGCCACCGCGTTGGCGGGGCTGAGATAGTTCCCCGTCCCCGCTTTCTGGCCAACGCCGTACACCCACGGATGCACCGGCACGATCGCGCAGTTGATTGCTGCCATGCTGACAGGAAAACGGATATCCGCGATGCGCCACATTACTGCGGTGCCTCCGGCCAGTCGATTTTCGCTGCATTCACATCGATACGGCTCAGTAACACTGCATATGTCTGCCACGTTGTCAGCGCCGTTTTCTCGTTATCGGTCGCAATATCAAGATTAACGGCATAAGTCAGCTCATTGATGCGTGACGTTGCAGCCGCCCGACGCGTCGCAAGTTCCTGCTGTGCAACTTTGAGCGCTGCGGCGACTTGTGCTTCTTCATCGATCCCCCACCTTTTCCCGTTCCAAACATCAAATTCGGTGGCAGGTTTCAGCAGCGTGACACTTTCCGGCAACTCGCCAAATTGGCTAACCGTCTGCGGCTGGCGTGTTTCCGTGCTGTAAACCGTCTGGCCGCGATAGTCCGGCACTTGCTCCCATGATTTACCATCAGCCGCTCGGCGCAGTGCCTGACCAATTGGCGGCAAATCTGGCTCATCGGCGTAGCTATCCGCAGGTAGTCCGACGCCTTGCATGATGTACTCATAACTCGCTGACTGATATTCGCGTGTTGCAGGGTTAACGTGATAAACCGTAATCCAGCCTGCGTTGATAGCCAGCCCGCTTTCGTTCAGTTCTGCGTTAGTGATTTGTGTTGAATAGTTGCTCATTATGCTGCTCTCACGATGTAGTTAAATGCGATATTGCGCGGGCGGTTTTCATTTGCTGTAGGGACGACTTTTGACGCATCAAAATCAACATACGTGTGATGCTGACCGACATACTGGCCTGACAGGCTTGCCCCATCCCTCCGCTTAGTGGAAAACACGCCGCTTAGCGAGTAATCGGAATGGTCGACAGTTTCAAATTGTCCTGTAATATTCCGAATCGCATCCCCTTGCGCCGACAACAACGTGCGCCCTGCATCAGCTCCGCGCCCATCATCCCAGCCGCGAACGAATTCGCCGCGCAGGTCGGGCAGGACGCCTGACGGATAGGCCGTTGCCAATTGCGGATATGCTGATTTATTGAATGACTGCCCATTGCACTTTATCCAGCCTGCCGGAGGGGTTGCTGATGGATATGGAACAGGGGCACCAACAGGGAAATCGCTGGGTAGATTAATATCTGTCGTACCATCGAATGCCACGCCGTTAATTTTGCGAGGGGTCGCCAATTTAGTCGCCGCCGCCGCCGTTCCATCAACTGGCAACGCCGCAGTCGCTTTTGCCAGCGCGTTAGTTGCAATAGAGTGAGCCGTAAAAAGCTGCTGCGCTGTCGCAGCAATAGTTCTGCTATTACTGTTAATTGACGAGCTCAACACCACCACACCCGCGACGTCATATGATGCTGCGGGAACGTTTTTAATCTGTGACCAGTCAGAATCAACGCTAATATCTGTCGTACCGTCAAATGCCACGCCGTTGATTTTACGAGGCGTAGCCAACTTGCTAGCTGCTGCTGCCGTACCTTTTACCGGCAGGAAACGGTCATCCAGCGCCAGGATCGGTGATACGGGACGACTATCAACAACCTGACCATTAGCGATGGAGGCTATTTTTGTTACATAGTG